ACTTGCCTGGGCAGTAGACACACAAGAGATGTTTATAGGTAACGGTAGTGTTGCCGAAGGAGCACCGTTTGTTGGAAATACTAAACTTCTTACTGAAAAAGATAATATTCTTGCTTTTGCAAAGTCATATGAATATAAGAGTACAAATGACAGTATTCAAACAGGACCCGGCCTTACACCAATACAGCGTAGTCTACAGGATAGACTAGATGATATTGTTAGCATTACATCATTTAATGCATTAGGCGACGGCAGTGATCAGACAGATCAAATACAACGTGCAATTACACAATTGTATATGAACCCAAACGATCCTTTAAATAACAGCAACAGAGTTATCTTACAGATGCTACCTGGAAATTATGTTGTCAGTAGAACTATTGTATTGCCTTCATTTGTAAACATAGTTGGATCAGGTATTGATAATACAGTGTTAACTAAAACTACACCAGGACCTGTGTTTAGAACTGTAAGTGATGTTGATATCCCGTTAATTAACCAATTAAATGCAACTGATCTTGCTGCGTATGTTAATAGTTCAGCAGTTACTGAAACAAATCAATCTCGTAACATACACATAAGTGATATGACTATTGATGTTGCAGGTAGTGCAGGAGGGTTCTTACTAAACAGTGTAAGAGATAGTGAATTTAGAAATATAAAAATTAGAGGTACATGGACTAACGGTTCAACACTCGACAACACAAACTATGGTATTAAAATGACAATGGTTACCACAGCCGGCGTTGGAAAAAATAATACATTTCAAAATATCAAGTTTGAAGGACTGAGTGTTGGAGTGTATAGTGATAACGACATCGAAGATAATAGATTGTCAGAGTGCTCATTTGAAACACACTATAATGGAATTGCATTTGGTACTAACCAACTTTTAGGTGCAACTGCTGCAACAACAGGACCACGCTCTACAAAAGTAAACAACTGTAGATTTAAAAATATAGACAGACAGGCTATCTATATTAAGTACGGTGAGTACAATATTTCTCAAAGTAATAGTTTTATAGATGTAGGATATCAATGGACAGCAGGTGTAATACAAAAAAATAATCCTCAATGGCCAGTAATCGAATTTGGTACAGAAGCCTTTGCTAACGGTAGTGATAATGATTATTTTAACAGAACTCCACAACTTTCAGCAGATCAAAATTATCTATCTAATATTGCATATATTCCAGAAATAAAAGGACCAGGTTTTGATACTGTAAGATATCTACAAGAACTAAATCTTACACAATCAACATCACCATCGGTAATGTTTAAAATACCTGCAGATGAAACAAAATGTATAGAAATTGAATACACCTATAAGAGCTTTACAGTTAATGCATTTAGAAAAGGTGTTATTACAGTAGTAAGTAATCCTAGCAACAACATAAGATCAGTAAGTGATGAGTATGATTATGTAGGTGACAGCCTTTACGAAGAAAATCTTGTGTTTGGATCAGAATCTTTTGATGAAAATCTAGACGGAGTGGTTGACAGTTTGGGTATATCTGTGTTAAACTTAACTATAAACGATCAATCAGAGTTTCATTATAGATTAAAAACAGCAAGGTAAAATGTTTAACAACTCATACGATGAACGCCTATTTCTTTGGCGAGACTTCCGTACCTATTTAGAAACAGCAGAAAATCCTCTTGAGGATACAGTAAAGTTCTATAGTCAGGCTCCAATTGTTAATCTTACAACTGATCCGTATGATCCAGATAATTGGCCAACGCCTTGGGAAATATTAAAAGAAAATATTTATTGTGAGTATGTGAAAATACTTGCAATATGCTACACCTTACAGTTATGTGATCGGTTTATAGGGGTTAAATTTGAGATAAACATAGTACACGACAACAAACAGTCTAGAACATATTTTTTACTTTTTGTTGACAATCAATGTATAGGATACAACTATGATGAAGTAATACCGGCAACAGAACTACCACTAGGGCTGGAGTTCGTTATGCGTCATGAAATGCCCCAAATTCACTAAGTATATTTTTAACAAGGAACCGAGGATGATTCAAGTAACGAAAAGAGATGGACGCCGTGAGCCATTAGATATTGAAAAACTACATAAAGTTGTTTTTTATGCCTGTGATAATATTACAGGAGTTAGCCCTAGCGAAGTAGAATTAAAAAGTCAAATTCAATTTTTTAACGGTATGACAACAAAAGAGATTCAAGAAACTCTAATTAAAGCAGCAGCTGATCTTATTTCGGAAGAAACTCCTAACTACCAGTATGTTGGTGGCAGACTTATCAATTATGCATTGCGTAAAGAAGTGTACGGATCTTATGACCCTTGCACAGTACGTGAATTAGTTGAAAAAAATATTAACAACGGTTTCTATGATACAGAACTACTTGACGACTACGACAACGACGAGTGGCATAAGATTAATAACTTTATAAAACATGATCGTGATACTGATTTAACTTATGTAGCAATGGAGCAACTAAGAGGCAAGTACCTTTGTCAGAATAGAGTTAGCGGTGAAATATTTGAAACACCTCAGATGTGTTATGTTCTTATTGCAGCAACATTATTTAAAAATTATCCAAAAGAGGAGAGACTACGATGGGTCAAAGAATATTATGACGCTATTAGTTTACACGATATTAGCCTACCTACGCCCGTTATGGCCGGCGTTCGTACGCCTCAGCGTCAGTTCAGTTCTTGCGTTCTTATTGAGTCTGACGATAGTTTGGCTAGTATCAACGCAACTAGTGCATCTATTGTCAACTATGTAAGCCAGAAGGCAGGCATTGGTATCGGCGGCGGAAACATCCGTGCAATTGGTTCTCAAATACGCAAAGGCGATGCTTATCATACAGGCATTATTCCTTTTTATAAGATGTTCCAAGCAGCAGTTAAATCATGTAGCCAAGGTGGTGTACGTGGCGGCGCAGCAACTATTTATTATCCAGTATGGCACTTAGAAGCAGAAGAAATGTTAGTGCTAAAAAACAACAAAGGCACAGAAGACAACCGTGTACGTCATATGGACTACGGTGTGCAGTTTAACAAATTAATGTATGAAAGACTTATACAGGGCGGTGATATAACTCTTTTCTCGCCTAGCGATGTACCAGGATTGTATGATAGTTTCTTTGCTGATCAAGATTTGTTTAGACAACTGTATGAAACAGCAGAACGTAATACAAAAATACGCAAAAAAGTAGTAAAAGCAATTGACTTGTTTAGTTCATTTATGGAAGAGCGTAAGAACACAGGCCGCATTTATTTACAGAACGTAGACAATGCAAACGAGCATGGTTCATTCCTTCCTGAGGTTGCACCCATTCGTCAGTCAAACTTGTGTGCAGAAATTGACTTACCTACAAAGCCACTTAACGATTTAAACGACCCAGAAGGTGAAATTAGTCTATGTACACTTAGCGCAATTAACTGGGGCAACATCAAAGATCCAGGTGATTTTGAAAAGGTGTGTCGTCTAGCAGTGCGTGGACTTGATGCACTGCTGAGCTATCAAAACTATCCTATTCTAGCAGCGCAGTTATCTACAGAGAAGCGCCGTCCTTTAGGCGTTGGCATTATTAATTTTGCATACTGGTTAGCAAAGCATGATATGAACTATCAGAATATTGACACAGCAGGATTAGAGATGATAGACGAATATGCCGAAGCATGGAGTTACTACCTAATTAAAGCAAGTGCAGACCTAGCAGCAGAATTTGGCGCTCCGAGCGGCAACATGGAAACAAAATACGGACATGGTATTACACCTAACCAAACATACAAGAAAGATGTTGACGAACTAGTTCCACATGTAGAACGTATGGATTGGAAAGGACTACGTGAGCAACTAAAAGCAACAGGCATCCGTAACTCAACACTAATGGCACTAATGCCAAGTGAGACATCAGCACAGATTGCTAATGCAACAAATGGCATTGAGCCTCCACGCAGTTTAATTAGTGTGAAGCAGTCAAAGCACGGTGTACTTAAACAGGTTGTACCAGAGTATAAGCGTCTTAAAAACAAGTATGATCTACTATGGGATCAAGAGTCACCAGAAGGTTACTTAAAGATTATGGCAGTGTTACAAAAGTATATCGATCAAGGTATCAGTGTAAACACAAGTTACAATCCAGTACACTACGGAGACGAAAAGATTCCACTTAGTACTATGCTACAGCATCTACTTATGTTTTATAAATACGGTGGTAAGCAACTGTACTATTTCAATACATTTGACGGACAAGGCGAACTTGATGTGAACAAACTTATGGAGCAAGAACTTGCACCTAGTGAAGTTGACGAAGAAGATTGCGAAGGCTGCACAATTTAATTGACAAATAGATATAATACTGTTATACTTACATACACATAGAGAAGGATGAACATGAGCGTATTTGACACTAGCAACCGTGCCGATCATACACAAGTTACGGCATTCTTGGATCCAACAGGTGGTCCAACAATCCAGCGTTATGACACACTAAAGTATAAAACTTTTGATAGTCTAACTGATAAGCAGTTAGGGTTCTTCTGGCGTCCAGAAGAGATTGATATCTATAAAGATGCAAAAGACTTTAAGAGTTTGACAGAACACGAGCGTCATATCTTTACAGCAAATCTAAAGCGTCAGATCTTGCTAGACTCAGTACAAGGCAGAGCACCAGTAGAAGCATTTGCTCCTATTGTGAGCTTACCAGAGATTGAGAACTGGATTCAAACATGGACATTCTCAGAGACTATTCATAGCCGTTCGTACACACATATTATTCGTAATGTTTACAGCAATCCAAGCAAAGTATTTGATGAGTTAATGGACATACAAGAGATTGTTGATTGCGCAGGTGATATTTCAAAGTATTACGATAACTTGATTGAGATGAGCATGTGGTACAACTTGTTAGGTGAAGGTACACATCAAGTTACAAGCAATCGAGAAGCACGTAATGTAACCGTAAACTTGTACGAGCTAAAGAAATTGCTATGGCTTACACTAATGAGCGTAAACATCTTAGAAGGTGTTCGCTTCTATGTAAGCTTTGCATGTAGTTGGGCATTTGCCGAACTAAAGAAGATGGAAGGTAATGCTAAGATTATTAAATTAATTGCCCGCGATGAAAACTTACATCTTGCATCTACACAGATGCTACTAAAGATTCTTAAAACAGATGATCCAGACTTTGCAAAGATTGCAGAAGAAACAGAACAAGAATGTATTCAAATGTTTGTTGATGCTGTTGATCAAGAAAAAGCATGGGCTGACTATTTGTTTAAAGATGGTTCAATGATTGGACTAAACACAGAACTATTAAGTGATTATATTGAATGGATTTGCACACGCAGAATGAACAATGTAAACTTAAAGTCACCATACAAAGTACCACAAGCTAATCCACTACCTTGGACACAAAAATGGATCTCAGGCGCTGAAGTTCAGGTTGCTCCACAGGAAACAGAGATAAGTAGTTACGTAATCGGAGGCACAAAACAAGATGTGTCCAACGACACTTTTAAAGGATTTAGTTTATGATAATTATTTGGGGAAAGCCACAGTGTCCGCATTGTGATCAAGCAAAGGCATTTTGCGAACGTAACAACTTAGCTTATGAGTACAAGCAACTTGATGTTGACTTTACAAGAGAAGAAATTCTAGAAGAATTTCCTGGCGCACGAACCTTTCCACAAATTATTATAAATGGTGAAAAAATAGGCGGCCACGATCAACTTGGTACCTATGTCGAAAACACAGGATATAACGGAACAGGACATACATTATGATGTTAGATAAACCATACGGTGTTAGTGACACTGTAACTCTTAAGACAGCAGCAGGCGAAGAGCTTGTTGGACGTTTTGTTAGTGAAGATGCACATACTATTACTCTTAAGAAAGTAATGGCTGTGATTGCTCACCAACAAGGTGTAGGCTTAGGACAATTTGCGTTTACTATAAATCCTGATAGTGAAGTACCTTTTAATAAGCACAGCTTATTACTAGTGTGCAGAACAGACGGTGAAATGGCAAAGCAATATATTAGCAGCACAACTGGTATTCAGTTATAAATACTATATGCCAGCAGTA